CGTTCTTAGACGCATCCGTGAGGATGAAGTAGTTGCTGTTATTCAGAGTGACTACTCTAAACTCATTGGTGATATGGTCAATGAAGCTAAGAGAGAAGTTGAAGATGCTTGGAACTGGTCTGTGCTTCGTCAAACGATCACAGTCACTACAGCAGCATCAACAACGAATTATGCTTTGTCTGGTTCTAATCTAAGAACTAAGATTGAAGATGCTTTCATACCCGCTGCACACTGGTATCTACGTCAGCTATCAGCAGCAGAGATGAACATGTACTTAAATGTTCTCAGTGCTCCTACTGGTCGTCCTAGCAGCTATGCTATGGCTACGACAAGCTCTGCTGGTGTGTTGTCCGTTGATGTATTCCCTGTTCCAGATGCAGTTTACACACTGAAGTTTGATTGCATTGTACCTCAAGCAGATCTTGTTAATGATACTGATGTTATCTATGTACCATCAGATGTTGTTATCCAAGGTGCTTACCTACGTGCTATCAATGAACGTGGAGAGGATGGTGGTCGTCTATCTGATCAGCAAGCAGATCTTTATCGTAAGACACTTGCTAACTATATCTCTATTGAAGCTGGTAGAGAGAGTGATTTAGTTCTCTGGGAAGCAGTATAATGGCTGATCAACTTAAACCAGTAACAGTTGTTGCTCCTGGTTTTTTTGGTCTTAACACCCAAGACTCTTCTGTTACACTGCCTAAGGAATATGCTCTTAAGGCAGAGAATGCTGTTATTGATCAGTTTGGTCGTATTGCTTCTAGGCGTGGTTGGGTCAAGGTCAATACTTCTTCTGGATTCAACAGCACTGAGCCTGCATTGATCAAAGAAGTCATCAAGACTGATGGATCAAAAGAGATTCTTAGTATTGGTGACAACAAGATCTACTCAGGAACCACAACACTGACACTGAAGTACACTGGTACTACATGGACAGCACAGAACTGGAAAGCAGTAGATTTCAATGGCTTTACTTACTTCTTTCAACGTAATCATAACCCACTGATCTACGTACACAGCACCAATACTTACTCACTGATGTCCGCTTATGGTAGCTACAGTGGTACTGTACCCTTAGCTAATGAAGTGTTAAGTGCTTTTGGTCGTTTATGGGTTGCGGACACAAGCACTGATAAACGTACAGTTACTTGGTCAGATTCTTTACAGGGTTTTGCTTGGACAGGTGGTACAGCAGGTTCTGTCAATATTGAGAAAGTATTGACTAACGGAACTGATACCATCACAGCCTTAGCAGCCTTTAACGGCTATCTTATTATCTTCTGTCGTCGGTCTATCATCATATACAATGGTGCTCAGAATGACCCAACAACAAACCTATCATTGGTTGAAGTCATTGATGGTGTTGGTTGTATCAGCAGAGATACAGTACAAGATGTAGGCACTGATATCTTCTTCTTGTCCGATAGTGGTGTTAAGAGTCTAGCTAGGGTTATTCAAGAGAAGTCTAATCCGATCTTTGATATCTCTCGTAATGTCAAGAATGATTTGATCACTGACATTGCTACCAATGGTAACGATGACAACATCAAGTCTGTTTACTCAGATGCTGATGGTTTCTACTTATTAAGTCTTCCTTCAAGAAAGATAATCTATTGCTTTGATGTTAAGTCAAGGCTACAGGATGGTTCCTGTAAAGTCACTACATGGACAATAGCACCGATATCGTTTTGTGCTACCAGTGATCGTAAATTGTACTTTAGCAGAACAGGCTATATAGCTCAATACTCTGGTGCAAGCGACAATGGGGCAGCATATACGTTCTCTTACTATACATCAAACATTGATGCCCAATCACCAGGAATATTTAAGATACTTAAGAAGATGACGATGCTTCTTATTGGTGGTAACAACACCACTATCAATATTCGATGGGCTACAGATTACAGTAACAGCTACAAAAGCGGTCAATACACACTACCTACAATAGCTCGTGCTGAGTACAACATTGCTCAGTACAACATTGATGAATACAACACAGGTTACAACACTGGTTTATCTGTCCGTAAAGTAGAAAGACAGATCAGCGGTACTGGTGGTGTATTCCAGATAGGTATTGAAGCTAACATAGCAACAGAAACAATCTCCGTTCAACAATTGGACGTATTTGTGAAAACAGGTAGGGTCATATAATGGCTATTCAGCAGAATACTGGGTTTAGGATGATGGAGGGAGGTTTAGAAGACACCCCTTTAACAATGTCTGAAGACGCTTCAAGAACTGCTTTTGATCAAGTAACTTCAGGTATTAGTAACCTGTATCAGAACATGCTTCAAAGATCCCCTGATGCTGGTGGTTTACAGTATTGGGTTGATCAGGTTAATAGCGGTAAAGCTACCTTGAATGATGTATCTAATGCCTTTAAAGGCAGTACAGAATTCTTAGGTACACAGCTTCGATCATTGAACTCGTTATGGGATGCTGAAGTAGCTAACCAAGAACAGCCTGGAATACAGTCTGACATTAAAACTGGTTCTGTAGACTTTGGTGGTAGGAACTGGACAGCCTTCAGAAGTCCTGATGGTGGTGTTCAAATCTCAACACTTAATGCGGATCAGAGTGGTATTGGTAGCGGACAATACAGGGCAGACTTCTTAGATCCTGATACTGGTGAAGTTACCACAAGAGTATTGGATCGTAATAAGACAACTGATAGATTAGGTAAAGTACTGATAGGTACAATGGCTGCTTTGATTGCAGCACCACAGTTAGCTGGTTCTTTGTTCGGTACTGAAGCTGCTGCTGGCTTAGGAGCTGACTTAGCTGCTGGTGGTTTGTCCGCAGAATCATTAGCTACACTCAATGCTATTGGTCCTGGTGCTGTTAGTGAGATTATTGCAGGCACTGGTGGTTTACTTGATGCTGGTTTAGCTGCTGGAGGACTTCTTTCTGGTGGCTTATCAGCAGAAACATTAGCAGCATTAGACGCTGTTGGTCAAACAGCGATACCTGAAATTGTAAATACTACAGGTGGTTTATTAGATGCTGGTTTAGCAGCAACCGTCCCAGCTACAGTTACACCCCCTAGTGGTGGTCCTTCTCTTACAGTAACTTCAACACCTCTACCACCACCGTCGATCATACCTCCTGAGATTATTGCAGGCGGTATAGGTGCAACTACGTTGTTACCTACAGGGGAGGAAGCTTTAACCGATGTTATTACGAATACAGACAAGCTGATTACTACACCAACAACACCTACAGTAGTACCTCCGGTAGTACCACCTGGGACAACCCCTCCTGGGGTTACTCCGACAACACCTACTAACTTATTTGGTGATAATCCTTTAGGTAATTTACTAAAAACAATCGGTATCACTGATGCTGAGGGACTAAAGAGTTTATTTAGTACTGGTATTGATATGGCTGCTAGGAATACAGCAGCATCTGAGTTATCAAAAGCTCAGACAGATATTAGAAACGCATACAAGGATGCTGCTAGTGGTGTTAACTTTACTCCTTATGGTGTAACAACAAACTTATTTGGTACTTCGTTTGCTGATGGTGCAATGAAAACTTCTCTTAGTCCTGATCAACAAACATTAGTAGATAACTTGTTAAAGGCTGCTGCAGGATCAGCAGAACAAGCAAAGTTAACTGATGTTGATACATTAGCTCAGGATTATTACAAAAAGTTAGCTGCATTGTCAGCACCAGAACAGGAACGTCAGCGACTAGCCACTGAAGAACGCTTACGTTCTCAAGGAAGATTGGGTGTAAGTGGTTCTGCTTATGGTGGCACATCACCAGAGTTGTTAGCTATGGAACAAGCTATAGCACAGCAGCAACTACAGCGTGAGTTACAGTCTAGACAGGCTGCATTAGGCGAACGTGGTACGTTACTGTCTCAGGCGCAAACAGCCTTTACACCTCTACAGCAACTTTCTCAGCAACAGCTTGCAGCAGGACAGTTAGGTGCTACATTAGGTCAACAAGCAGCTAACACAGCTTACCAGAGAGGTTTGCTGACTACAGCAGGTCAAAGAGCTGAATCTGATATAGCAGCAGAGATAGCCAGATTAAAAGCAGGATCAGTACAGGCTGGATCTAATGTAGGTAGTCAGTTACTAACAAACCTGCTTACAAACGCATTCACTAAGATTGGAGTTTAATAATGGCTCAACCAAGTTTATTTGGCCCTAGTGTTGCAGAAACACAGTTAGCCATTGAACAACAAGATCAGCAGAATGTCAGACAAGGAAGGACTGGTTGGGCTGGTGTTGCTGATATTGGTATAACGTCTGCACAAAGAGCTGCTAGATCCTTAGGTGGTTTGTTCGGTATCGAAGATCCTCGGTTGAAGGAAGCAGCACAGCAAGAAGCTATCTTCAAAGAACTGAAGGATAGTGGTGTTGACTTCACTGACTCTGAGAAGCTATACCCTGCATTGATTAATGCTTATCAGTCCAGAGGTATGATTGACAAAGCTATCGTAGCAGCAGCTAAGTATGAAGATGTTAAAGCTACATCGCTTAAGACTAAAGCAGAGCTTGGATTGAAGGAAGCACAGACTGAGAAGGCTTTAGCAGAGGCTGCAAAGGCTCAAAGAGAGAAAATAGATACACCGTTTGGTAAGGTTGATCCAGATAAGTTTACACCAGAAAGCTTAGACAAGTTTAGAGAATCAGGTAACTATAAAGATTTAGTTCCGTCTAATCCTGAACAGTATTCTGATCCCTATGAAACAACAGGAGCTAATGGTAGAAAGATTGTTGTCCAAAAGAACCTACGAACAGGTAAAGTTGAGTCTATTGATAAAGCATCACAAGTTAATGTT